CGTTTGTGATTTCGGCGTCAATATCGATACCATTCATGTTCTTAAGATCTTGCTCAAGCTCGACAGACCAGCGTGCGCCAAGACGGCGTGTGCCGGCCTCAACTGCTGTTTTCTCGAACTTAACCTCGACCTGAGGAATGTTACCAGTAATCTCGAAAGCGGAAAGTATCTGAGCAACACCTTGATCTTGCGCTGCAAAGGCCCAGTCCGTTCCACCACTAAGTAGTGTAGAGGACGCGCCAGTAAAGCGAGTATCAAGAAGTTGGTATCCAAGCTCCGTATTGGGCAAGCCGCCGATTCCGGACAGGCCAGGGTTATTACTAACCACCCCAGGAGGTGTACCAGGTCCAGTATCACTGGATCTTAATGGTGCACCGGCTCCAGTCCCAGTACCATCGGTACCGTTTCCTAAGAATTGTGACTGGTATGCATAACGAAGGGCAAATGCAAGTCCAACAGGACCTGACATTGGCTGGACACCAACGATTTCGTTGGTGATAAGCTCAGGGAACGTACGACGAATCATCGGGATTAAGACCTTAGGAAGACGGGCATCGCCAGTCGCATAAGTGTCACCAGAATTAATGGTGCCACCAGGATTGTAAATGCTCGACATAGTCGGACCGCTACCCATAGATCCACCGTTTCCGGCAGAGTTAGCTTCCTCAATACACCATTTTTCTTGATTCTCAAGAAGAATAGCAGTATTCAAGCGGGTATGGTCGTCTTCGATCGGCTTAACACTATCAGAAGAGTATTCAAGAACAGGTGCCCACTTCTCAAGAAGTGTGTCTGCTCTATCTCTATCGATAAATGATTGTGGTTTATTCATAATAAAACGTTTCCTTTCATTTTTACCTCATGGGATCTAGTCCCAAGTTACTCAGGTGTCTAGCACCTCATTGTTCAGGGTTGAAATTATTTGTGAGATCTCTTTAACTCCTCTAAATAAGGGTTGCGGACTTCTTTCTTCTTCTCTGAAATTGTTTGTCGAGGGGCATCAGCTTTTACCTTACGCTTTGTAAATGCTTCCTCTTTAAGTACACTTATTCTTTGTCTTTCTTTTTTATCAAAGAGTCTCTCAGTGTAGTCGTAGTTTTCTTCGATAAACCTAGGTGATTTATCACTAAGAATTCTCATCATATACTCTTTCTTTTTACCAGAAAGATGTGCAGTTTTAGATTCTAATAATAAATCAGCCTTTGTAGTTGTATAAGCTTCTCTAAGCTGCTTATTTTCCCTTTTAAGCTTTGTAACCTTTTGATCTAAATCATCAATTTGTGATTTACCATCAACAACAGCTTCTTTAACTGATTCACTCATAAGCGTTGAATCAACAGCGAGAACTTTTCTTAAATTTGCAAGAACTTCCTTAGCAGTCCTGTTTTGTGTAGCTTCTAAAATAGCCTTTGCTGGGATTGTTTCATCAACATACTCTTCAAGATAATCAGAAATAGACTCTACTAATGTATTTTTAAATCCGCTAGCTTTGTGATTAATCTCATTTTCATATCGCTTAATAACCTTAACTAACTTAGTAGCATTATTATAATCAACAGCTTCAACTACTCTGTTTAATTTAGAAGTATGATCTTTGTCAATTGCCGTTACAAGGTCTTGAAGTTTTTCAGCATATAAGTCATCTTGCTCAGTTAAAGCTGCTTCTACTTGTAGTTCTACTTTATCTTTAATAGCTTGTTCTATGGTACTAACAGAATCTTCTGTTAATACTTCTGCTGCTTCTTTAGGTACTAATTGTTTTTTTGCCATGATTAAAAGAGTGGTTTATCTGTCGCCTTATCGATTTTTTTTGTTATCTTATCCTCGATGAGGCTCTTTAAATATTTATGTGCCCGAGCGAAATTTTTACTAGAAATTGATTCTATAAATCGGGAAATCTTTACTTTTTCTCTGCTCATAATATTATTTATTAAATTGACTTAATAAAGCTTAGGATTCTATCACGTAAAAAGGTATCTACATCGTTTTTAGGTAACTTTTCTAATGATTTCTCAAAATTCTCATAAACTTCTTCGTATTTACCGTCACCGGCTACAACCCACTGCTTTGATTCAAGTATACCATTAACAAACGCACTAGGATATGAAGGGTCAGCCACGCAGTCAACAGCGACCAGTTTCATATTTTTAACTGTATTGTGCTTACTGCTCTCTTCTAAAGTTCCTAGAGCTCTAGAGGACATGCCCACTTTAACACCGTCATTAATAAGTGATCTTACAATTTGACCACATGGGGTTGAAAGTACTTTAGATTTACCATAAAAAATATTTCCGTCTTGTGTAAGCTCTGTTACCATATGACAAGCTCTCTCTAGATCAACATCTGCAGATGTTGGATGATTTAATTCTCCCATGGCTCGGCCAGGATGAATCATTTCTTCATTATATCTCTTTACTTCTCTTTCTAATTCATCTAGAGGATATAATCTATTGTTACGATTTACCCCTTCAGCCATCATATATGGCCCTTTTATGTATAAATTAGCTGGTGCATTTCTATCTACTTCTTCTTCAATATATTCGAACTCATCGTTTATATCAGGTTTTTCGACAACCAGGTTAAGTTTTAATGACATACAATTATTTAGTCACCCCTTTGGATAAAGTTCCTTTTCTGTGATAATTATAAAGGTATACCCACATTTTTTACAATATTCTCGGGCTGCTTCCCATTTTGCTTGATTGGTTACATATGCTTTTTGTTCATATATTAAATGTTGCTTTTTTCTATACTTGGTTTGAGGCTTTTTTGTTTGTTTATATGGTTTAATTTCTACCAAATATTTTTTTACCTCGTCACCCTCTCGTATAACTACAAAATTATCAACATAATATTTGTGATGTCTATTATCTAGTGGGCTTTTATATGGTACCACTATGTTCTCACTGCCCCATTTTAATACATTAGGATTCTTATCACAAAATCTAAAGAATTTCAATTCAAGCCCGGATCGGTAGGTAGCTTTGCTACCTATAAATTTATCTTGATTATTAGGCACAAAAATACCCTGTCGCCATTTCTTTCTCATCCCATAAAAAACATTGGGGGATCAGCATCTCCAAGTCCCGGGGAAGTTCCAGTTAATAACTTCTCTTCAAGCTCCGCTTTTCTTTCTTCACCCTTTGTTATCATATCGTAATTTAGTGCACCACCACCCAATAATGCAACATTCCCAAATTTTCCTCTTACCCTACCTATTGTAATCATGCTTAACGCTAACGAATATTCATAAATCCATTGCTCCATAATTACATCTCGTATTGGTTTTTCTAAGAAACAAGATATTACTCCATAAAACCTATCATTTTGAGGCTGTGGATACATTTGCAAGTATTGTGTACGTGGATCAAATTTAATATCTCGTTTAGTTGCTAGAACCTTTTCTCTCAAGTCAATCCATTCTTTCATAGTATACCATGAAACTAGATCAAATCCGTAATTACCCATAGCATAACTAAAGTATGTTTGTTGCGCTAGAGTTTGCTCTAAGGTAAATAGCGTGTTTATACCCGTTGTAGATCCTTCATCAAAATCAGTTACGTCTACAACTTTTCTGTAGTCCATTATATCATAATCAAACACATTTTGATAAAATAGAGCATCTGAAGCGGATCCTTCAAATGTCATTGTATTTGGAGTTGTGGTCTGAAAGTATGCAGTTAATGCAGTATTAAAAGAGGTAATTGAGCTTAAGAGAGTATGATCAAACAATTCGAATTTTTCTATGCCGGGATCAGCACCGCTTGTTTCATAAGAAAAGGTTGAAGAGAGTCCTGAAGAAGATGTAAAGAGTGATCCAGATAGTGTAGATGTTGCAACATATAATGTAGGTCCTATTCCTTCTGTATAAGGTGGTTCTGAACCATAAAATTCCGGACCTGGTCCTAGTGGATTTGTACCGGTGGTTTGTTTGCGATTAGTATCTAAGTCTGAATTAGCTAATGTATACAATAAGTCAAGCCTAATGCCTTTATTAGTTTCATACATATTTGAATCAAATATTAAAAATTCTCTTGTATATCCAGCGTATTTAGTAAAGTATTCAACAGCGATCTGGATATTTTCCCTTAGCTGATCAGTGTGAATCTCTAGTGAAACAAGGGGATACCCTAAGGATCTCTTTATTCTTTCCCCTAATCTATCATAAGTTTCTATCTTACTATTAAGATTTGTTGAAAGAAATGCAGAAAGTGGTGTGATTGTACATGCAAGTGCCATAAAATTATTTATTCAGGCATAAATAAATATATGTCGATACCAACATCTAATGCGGGAAGTACTTATTATAATACAAATCAATGCTATTCTTTTAATGGAGGCGCCGGCGCTGCCCTGGCACCTCTTTCCTCGCAGCCCTGTTCTGAAGTGATTATATGGAATACAACGGGGCAGATTTTGTGGGTATATGATGGAAGCCAGTATAATGATGATCTAACTGGTAGATTCGCAGCTACTCAACGACTTGAAATTCCAGCGGCTGCAGCCGCCACACCACTTCAACCCTATGTAATTAGAGGCCTTACAAATGCTTCTCAAGTTTCTGCTCGAGCGGCATCTAGTAGTGGAAAATTTTTCTGGAGAACTCAATTCTGGAGCTCTAATCCAAAGACTAGCTAAATAATTAAACTACAGGCTCTTCTTCTACGGCGACATCAGCTTCGACGTCTACCTCTTCTCCACCAACTGCTGCTTCACCACCTCCAAATTCCGGAATAGCTCCCTCAGCGCCACCAACACCGCCTCCTTCACCACCGACAGCTGCTTCACCACCTTCAGCAATTTCACCCGCCACTGCCATTTCTTTCCAAGCAGGTCCCGATGTTGCGATTTGTGCTAGCTCCCACTGTATTTCGGCATCCTTCCGTAAAAATTCTCTATTAGCAAGAATATCTCTGTCTTTCCATCCGAGATATTTTTTCTGCGCATACGTGGCAGCAATA